CGCGGGTCTCGGCGTCCCGCGCGGACGCCGCATGAAGCGCGCGCATGTCGACGCCGAGGAACGACAGGTCAACCACACCCGCGCATCGCGCGCCGCGGAGCGCCGGTTGATGGCTCCACTTCGCCCCACGCTCGCACGCCGCGGTGATGTCGAGCCCGTCGAGCACGATCGCGTTGCTGTCGCCTCCCGCGACGACGACGCCCGCGCCCTCGACGCGATCGATCCACACGTCCCGCACGCGCGACCCGTTGACGTTGCTCGCGCGCCCGACGTCGGCGACGAGCGCAACGCCGAGGACGAACAGGCGCGACCACACGCGCTCGACGAGCACGCGCCCGAGCGCGCGGATCGCCGTCGTCCCGGTCTCGTGCCGCGAGACGCCGGAGACGAGCGCAAGGTCCCGCACCTCCGAGCCCGCGGCACTGGCGAGGATCACGATCCCGTCGGTGCTCGTGCGCGTGCGGATCATCGTGCGCGCGGCCCAGCCCCAGCCGCCCGCGCCGGTCACGATCACCGGGCGAGTCGCGACGAGCGCGCGGCGCGTCTCGTACAGGCCCGCGGGGATGTTGATCGCGCACGCTGGCGGCCGCGCCTCGGCGGGCGTCGGCGGCGACGCAGCGGCGCACGCGGCAAGCGCGCGGTCCCAGGCCGGGGCGACGTCGCACAGCACGCGCGGGTCACGGAGCCCGGGCCCGCAGTCCTCGGGGCGCACGTGGTCGACGAGCGCGATCGGGCCCGGGGCCTGGCCGGGGATGGCGGCGAGCAGCAGCAGCGCGAGCACGTCAGAACCCTCGGCGCCGGAGGTCGCGCACGATCGCGGCGCGCGCGTCGTTCGTGCCGGTTTGCGGCGTGTGGTCGTTGCGGGCCGCGATGCACACCGTCGTGGGCGCCGCGCTGCACGAGTAGATGAGGCACTCGCTGAACCCGGGCTCCGCGGCGCTCGACGTGCACCCGTTCGCGTTCACCCACCGGTCGCGCGCGGTGTAGATGAGGCTCACGCCGCCGACCTGAGCGACGTTGTCGTTCGCGTTGCCGGTCTGCACCGACGCCACCGGACCCAGCGGCACGTTGGCGAGGCCGACGGGGTACACGGCCACGAGGCTTCCGATCGCACGGAAAAAGCCCGGGTCCGCGGCCGCCATCGCGTTCACGAGGCCCGAGCCGAGCGAGCGGCCGACGCCGATCGTGCGCGACGTGTCGGCGCACAGGCGGTGGTCGATCACGCGGGCGAGCTTGCGCATGAACGCGAAATCTTGGTTGGTCGAGGTCCTGGTCAGCGTCCACCCCGTCTGGTTCAGGACCGGGCATTGCGTCGCGATGTCGGTCGTCGGGAGCCCCGCGGGGTACGCGTAGATCGCCGCCGAGCGGCCCAGCGCTTCGAGACCGAACGACGCCGCCGCGAGCTCATCGGCGCGCATGCTGGCGGGCGTGAACGTGCAGCCATGCGGGATGATCATCGGCGGCCGCGGTACGAGGCCCGTGTCCGAGCCCGGCGACACGATGAGCGCAGAGCGCGGGATCTCGCCGACGGCCATCACCCACGTCTGTGAGATCGTCGCGGTGCTTGAGTACGGCGCGCGGCCGCAGCCTGGCGCCGCGGTGACCGGGCGCGGGTTGCGCGCGGACTCGGCGCTCGCGGCGCTCGGCGCGGTGCCCGCGACGGCCGGCGACACGCCGCGCACGGTGTCGGTGACCGTCCCCGCGTTGAACGTCCACCGGAAGTCGGGCGCGCCGAGGCTCGTAGTCGTCCAGTTTCGCGCGCGCGACAGCTCGACGAGCGCGTCGGCCGGGTCGGCGGTGAGGCCAGCCCAGATCGCGATCTCGTACACGGTCACGTTGCGCAACCCGAACGTCGCGCCGCCGCCGAACCGCGCGCCCACGCTCCACACCGCGGTCGTCGAGACCGTCAGCGCGGCGGGGATCGTGCCCGCGTAGGTGCACGTCACCTCCGACAGCGCACCGACGATGCCGCCCGCATCGACCGTGGCGATGTGCGCTCGCGCGCGGAGCGCGTTCGTCGCGGCGAGGCCGTCGTAGCTCAGCAGCAGTCGCCGTCGCTGCGAGGTGGCGAACGTACCCGCGGGGAGCGTGCACGTGGCTTCGGTGGTGAGCGACGTCGCGATGGACCAGATCACGCCGCCCGCGGTGGTGATCGTGACGCGCGTGTGCTGCTGCGCGCCCGTGGTGTCGCGGCCGATGAACTGGCCCTCCTGCGACGGGTAGGCGGCGAGCGTCGCGGAGTCGATCGCGATCGTCATCTGCGTCGCGCCGTTCGACGCGGCGGTCCAGGCCCAATCGTATCGGCCGTTGGAACCCGCCGGCCACGTCGAGCCGGTCTGCGAGAGCGGCGGGAGCAGCGACGCGCGCGGCCGATCGTCGGCCTCCCAGCGGCGCAGCGCGGGCCCGCCGTGCGCGTCGAGCGCGAGCACGCACAGCGCCGCGACGAACGCGAGCGCGAGCGCGGAAAGCGTCCAGCGGATCACGGCACCCACCTCAGAACTCCGCGACCCGTTCCTTGTTGACGTGGATGGGCTGCGAGCCCGAGTCCGCGGCGCACACGAGGTAGACGCCAGCGAGGTTGATCATGTCGCTGGTCCACTCCGCCTGAGGCACGCAGCGCGCGCCCGCGCCGGAGAGACCGAGCGCCGTGCACTCGGCGGCGTTGCTCAGCGCCGTGTTGGAGCACGGCGGGTAGAGGCGATCGAGCCCCGACAGCACCGACCCGGCGCACAGCCCGGGGCGCCCACCGGGGCGCGCGCGAACGTCATCGGCGACGGGGCGCTGTTGCTCCCGGTCGCCCGGCGCCTGGAGCTCGACGCACGCGGCCGCTCCCGCGCCGGTGCGGACGTCGGCGGTGATCCATCCGGAGCCAACCGTCGCGCCCGTCGCGGTTTGCGTGAAGCAGCAGGTGACGCCCGCGCCGAGCGTTGCGCCCGCTTCGACGACGGCCAGGTTGTAGCGCTGCTCCCGCGCGCGGCCAGCGGGGAACAGGAGGCACGCGGAGCCCGCGTCGGTCGTGTCCTGCACGCACGCGGAGGTCGAGACGGTCACGCGGCGGCCCCAGTACCGCCCGCCGACGCCGGCGAGCTGCGCGGAGATCGCGGGCGCGATCTCGAGCGCGAAGAACAGCAGGGCGCCGAACAAGGCCGCCAGCGCGGCGGGTCGGAGGTAGGCTCGGACGAGGGAGGGATCGGTCATGCCAGCGACGCTAGCACGCGCGCCGGGGACCGGTCAGGGGTAGTCGGTGCCGAACACGAGCGCGGGCGTGGTGCCCGTTTCGGTGAGCCCACCGCCCAGCGCCGCGCGGTACGACGCCAGCGGCCACCACGCCACGGGCCGGTTGCTCGCGTCGCGCATCGGCGGCGACGCGGGTCGGCCCGAGCCCGAGATCAGCGCGAGCACCTGGCCGCCGCTCAAGGCCTTGGCCCACAGGATCGCCTGAGTCATGTAGACCTCGGAGATCTGGCCGCCGCCCGCCGAGTCAGCACCGAGACACAGCGCGGCCGCGCTCGACCGCAGCGCCGTAGGGAGCGTGCCGGTGAGCGTCGTGGTGACGATCTGCCCGTCGACGTAGACGGTGACGATCGCGGGCGAGCCCTGCTGGTACTGCACCACGACGTGGTGCCACAGGCCTTCGGTCAGCACGCCGGTCGCCGTCTCGCGGTAGTTGGTCGAGTCGGTGCCCGACGTCGCCGCGTAGAAGCGGAGCGCGCCCGAGTTGCGGATCTCAAGCCGCCAGCAGTTATCCGACCCACCCCACCGCGCCGCGATCGTGTGGCCGTTCTCGCGCCGGTCGGCGCGAACCCACACCGAGAACGTCATGTCGGTGGTGCCCTCGATCTGCTCCGTCGGCCCGACGAGGCGGCGGCCCGTCGTCGCGGGCCAGTAGCACGACCCGGGCGGCGGCGTGCCGAGGTCGACCCACGGGGCCACCACGTCGACGCTGGCCGTCGGCGTCACCGAGTAAGCGGGCGTCGTCTGCGAGAGCCACGCGAGGGTCACGCGCACGCACCCGGCGTCGAGGTCGGGCGTCACCGACACCACCTCCCACCGCACGTCGGTGGTCGCCGCGCCGGGCAGGTGCCACCGAGAGAACAGCTCGGCAGACACGATGGTCACGATGTCGCCTTCCTGTAGGTCGGCGTGGCGCGGCGCGAGCTCGAGATCGACCGTCGGGCACCCACGGGCGAACCGGGACATGCGGTCGGCCGCCATCGCGTAGGGCATGGTGACGTCGGAGACGACCGAGCGCGGTCCGCATGACGTCGCCGTGGTGCCGAGCTGCGCGCGCTCAATGTCGACCATCAGCGCGCGGGGCCAGTCGCGGCCGCGGTAGTTCATCACCGAGCCCGTTGCGGTCGACGACAGCGATGGGCCGTAGCGGAACGCGATCGGCACGCCGGGTCGCGTGACGCGCACGATCTCGGGCGTGCCGTCGTCGTCGCCGCGGGTCTGGAGGTACACCGGCCGGGCAGAGCTCGGGCGATCGTCGGGATGCTGCGCGATCCATACCTGGGTCACGCCGAGGGTGTGGTCGGCCTCGGTTGTTGAGCACGTAAGCGTGGTGCCAATGAGACTCACCACCGTGGCGTAGTGAATCGTGTTGGAGTCGGTCTGCGGGATCTCGCAGTAGGCGATGACATCGCCCGCAGCCCAGGGGGCCACGTACTGAGGCGAGATGAATCCAGTGAACGTGACCACGCCGGAGATCGCCGTAGCCGTAGCAGACTCACCAAACTTGAACGATTCCCGCCACCGAAATCCGCTCATGCCTCCAATGGGCGCATCGATAAGCGGGATTTGCTCTGCGGTTGTGCTCACTTGAGCGACTGTCGTGCCGAGCCCGGTCCCGGTGCCGGGATCCCGGATCGTGTACCCCTCCTCGATGTACGAGGCCGCGTTGGCCCACGATGCAGTCATCTCGCGCTCGGCCTCGACGTTGCCGTTGTCGCTGAGTGTGTTGGGGTCCGCGAGCACGAACCGACGAGCATTCTGCGGATCCAGCTCTCGATCCGCCATCTGTCGGTTGGCGTCGAGGTCGAGCAGTTCCATCAAGTTTTCTTGCGGCTCGGTCAGGTACTCGACGCGCATCCGCGTCACCCACTCACCAAACCGCATGTCGCTTACGCGGCGCACGTCGTCGGCGAGGATGTCGCGGTCGGTCGCCGTGCGCGGCGCGCGGATCTCGCCGACGCCGTTGGCTCCGTGCGCGAGCGTCCAACCGAGCATGGCGATCAGGTCGCCGACGTACGCGCTGGCGGGCTGCGCCATCGACGCGCTCGTCCCGGTCGGCCGCTGGCGAGGGTCGTAGACCGCGCCCGTCGCGGTGCCGTACGGCCTCGCCGCCGCGCGCGTCAGGCTCCAGTGCGTGCGGTTGGTCTCCGCGGCGGGGACGCTCGACGAGACGAACCCACCCGGCAGCACGCCCACGATGTCCTCGAGCACGTCGCGCGGATGGTCGGCGACCCACACGCCGCTGACCTTGAGCCTGAACAGCAGCTCGACGAGATCGACGCAGCGCAGGGTGACGGTGCCGTCGCTCCCGATGGCCACATCGGCGATTTGGAGCGCGTACCGCAGCAGCCACGACGTCCACGGTAGACCCTCGGCGCCGACGTAGAGGCGCGCGATGCGGCCCACGAGGCCGGTCCCGGTCTCGATGCCCCGCGCGGCCTCAAGCGAGATCGACACGTCGAGCGTCATGGGCTGCGCGCTGCGCGTGAACGGGTCGATGGCGGCGCCGTTCGGGCGCACGGCGACGATCGCCGGGGCCGCCACGTTGCCGCTGCCGACGTCGACGGGCGACGAGCCCGAGACGAGCGCATGCACGGCGGTTGTCGAGGTAGAGATCGTGAGGCCCCAGCGGGCGGCCTCGGCGGTCACGTAGGCGGGCCAGGCGGCCGCGGTGGTCAGCACCATGTTACAGGCCCTCGGCCGACAGCGTCGGCACGTGCTCGGTCAGGGTCACGTCGAGGTCGCGCGAGCCGAACCGGCGTTCGGCGATCACGATCTCGTCGAGCCGCACGAGCGCGGCCGCGTGCGGCTCGGACGACGGGCGCGGCGCGTACAGCGCCGACCGCTGGCCCCAGGCCACCGACTGCGCCCACGCGACGGCGGACGCCTCGTCGGCGAGGTCGAGCGACCACGACAGGTCACCCGCGATGCGCCCGCGCGTCGTCGCGGCACGAGCGGTGCGCCCGGTGTCGCTGGTCCACGTCGTCACGTCCTCGCGCTCGGGTCGCTCCAGCGGGTCGACGGGCGACGTGGCGCGGTAGGGCAGCGCGAGCCGCGAGCCCAGGTAGAGCTCGCCGAGCGACACGCGGCCGGTGCTCGCGTACGTCACGACAAGGCGGACGTACCGCGCGCCGACCGTCTGCGCCGAGCCCCCGAGCGTCCACACGACGCGTCGCGCGCGCAACGCGGAGATCGTCAGGCCGCTGGCGAGCGTCGTCAGGCTCGTGGTGAACGCGGCGTCGTCGGCGGCTTCGAGCGCGAGCGTCGCGACGCCCGCGAGCGCCCACGGCGCGATGATGGCGGCGACGTCGAACGACCGCACGGCGCCGAGGTCGATGCACAGGTAGTGGGTCGCCGCGGTGGTGCTCGGGCGCGTCGCCTCGGCGGCCCGCCCGTCGCCCGCGCGCGCCCCGGGGTAGGCCGCCTCGGTGACGTCGGTGCCCGAGGTGAGCGAGCCCGCCGAGCGCCAGGCCACCGTAGTGGCGAGCTCGACGACGTTGCGTCCGACGAAGTGGGGCAGGTCGGCGGTGCGGCGCGCGATGGTCGCGGCGGAGAGCGCGGTCAACGTGGGCATCAGGTCACCCCGTACGGCGGCAGCTCGACGAGCCGCATCCGCGCCATGGTCTCGCCCGGCCCGGCGCGGTCGAGCTCAAGCCCGTTCGTGGCGCGCACGATGCGGACGTCCTGCGCCGCCGACGTGGGACGCGGGATCATCAGCATCGGGCGCGTCAGGTCGATCGTGTCGCGGCGGAGCGCGCGCAGCGTGGCGGCGTCGTCCTGCGCGGCCTCGCGGACCCATAGCTCGAGGTCGGCGTCCCATCGCCCAGCCCACGGCACGCGCTGGGTGACGGTCGTCGATGAACGTCCAGCAACGCGCGACGACAGCGACCACGGGCGTCGCGGCCCGGCCTGGATCTGGCGCCGGCGCCCGGCCCACAGCTCGCCGACGCGAGGCGCCCATGCGCTCGCGGTGCTCAAGCGCCAGAACAGCCACCCGCCGCTGGCGTCGGCCTCGTAGCGCGAGGTGAGGATGCGCGAACCCCGCTCCGCGCTCGACGTCCACGAGTCCAGCGTCAGCACGCCCGACGTGCGCGCGGCGTCGGTCGACACCTGGACGAGGTGATCGACGGCGCCCGGCGCGTCCTGCGACAGGCCCACCCACGCAAGCACGTCGACGACGGCGAACGGGAGTAGCATCTCCGCGATCCACCACGAGTTGACCCCGGCCGTCGCGGGTCCCGAGAGCGCGTGCCCGTGCGCGTCGGCGGCAGCCCACGCGGGCGCGGCCGCTGCGCTGGCGTCGGCGTCCGCGCCGCTCCCGCTCGCGTTCCATCGCTGGTTCGCGGGCGTGTTCGCGAAGTCGCGCGGGCTCGTGCCAACGAACAGCGGCCCGTCCCCGGCAAGCGCCGCGGTCTCCCATGCGGCGAGGGTGGTGCTCGCCCAGGCCATCAGCGCGACCCCATCGTGCGCGCGACGGAGCGCGCGGCGGCCTCGACGGGCCGGATGCGGCGCTCGAGATCCGCGCGCGAGTCAGGCACCGTCGAGCGCGCGTCGACGTTGATCGTGATCCCGCCGCCGCCTCCGCCACCCGCTGCGAGCCCCGCGGCGCCGCTGCGGATCTGGCGCGCCTGGTCGCGCGGGACGACGAGCTCGCCCGGCATAAGCAGCGCGGGCACCGAGTCGACACCCGGCACGCCCGCGCTCTCGGGCACGAACCCACCCCTGGCGAAGCCGAAGATCGCGCCGAAGATGCCCGCTCCGCCGCCGAGCAACCCACCGGTCAGAGCGTTGGCGATGCCGAGCACGGCCTTTCCGATAATGTTGTCGAGGATCCGCTGGCCGATGGCTTCGAGTGTCGCAAGCGCCACGTCTCCGGCGCTCTTGCCCGCCTGGATTGCCGCGCGCGCCGAACCCACCACGCTCATCAGCGTCGAGCCGATGGCGCCTTGGATGCGCTGCTCTTCGGCCATGCGGGCCGCCGCCGTCTGCGCGGCAAGCGCGCGCTCGCGCTGCGCCGCCTGCTCGGCGAGCTGGTTCTTTCGCTGGTAGTACATCACCAGCGCGTCATCCATCATGCCCTCGCCCGCCGCGGTCGTCACGGGCGCGGCCGCAGCCTCGGCGGCTTGGCGCGCTTCGACGATGCGCGCTGCGGCGGCGCTCGCAACGGCGGGCGCGATCTTGCCGATGACGTCTTTTATCTTGGCGCCAACCTTGTCGGTCGTCGCGCCGAACTCATTCATCCGGCGCTCGATCTCGAGCACCGACGCGGCGGCCAAGTCAGCCGACCGCTCGAACTCACCACCGAGCCCGCGCGCAAAGCGGCCCGCGTTCGCCAGCGACGTGGCTAGTTCGTCCTGTCCAAGCGCGCTCGCGAGCCGCGTGGCGCTCGTGAGTATCGACGACACGCCAGAGAGCAGAGCGGCGAACATCGACGCGCCCGCGGCCTCGATGCCCGCGATCGCGATCTGGACCCCGTACCAGGCCTGCGCGGCGATCTTGATCGCGGGGACGAGCGTGTCGGTGACCGCCGTCGCGGTCGTGACGATCCACTCGCCGACGCGCACCGCGATGAGCTCGCGATTCTGCCGCACCCACGCGGTCACCTGCTCGACGATGGGGCGGACCACGTTCGCGATGCCCACGAGCACCGGCATCAGCGCGTCACCCACCGCGCGCTGAAGCGACAGCGCCGAAGTCGCGAACCGCTCCAGCGCCGCACGGCCCGGGTCGGTAGAGTCGCGGGCCTCGAGCGCGCTGCGGATGAGCATGTCGTATGCGGCGCGCGCCATTTCCGCGCCTTTCTTCATCAGCTCCAGGCCCTGGTTCGCGACGACGGCACCCATGCCGAGCCCGCGCATGACGGTCCCCGCCGAGGCGACGATCGCGCGCGTAGCCTCGATGCTGCGGCCCACGCCGCGCATGACCCCGGACGCGGCGTCGCGCGCCCGGATGACGATCGCTAGCGTCTGCTCGGCCATGCGCTACCCTACCGCGGCGGGCTCGGCGGCGTCGATGCCTCGTGCGTGCGGGCGCGGGCCTCGCACACCTGGACGGCCTCGACGAGCCACCGCGGCGCGAGCTCGGGCTCACCGCACGGGAAGCGGTGGAACGTGCGCCAGTGCGCCCAGGCGCCCACGGCGAGTTGGTGCCGCGGCGTCGTGAGCGCGTGCGGACAGCGCCAGCCGTCGGCGGCCTCAGCGTCGCATCCGCGCAGCGCCCGGCGCTCGGGCTCGGGGGTCTCGGCCAGGGGCGACGTGTCCGGGCGTCGGCACCGCCGACAGCCCCACGTGCGCTCGCCGCGGTCGCGGCCGAACGTCAGGTCGACCGCGGCGACGAGGGGCGCGGGTCGAGCGACGGCCCGCCGAGCGCCGCCACGAACAGGTCGCCGAACAGCGACGCGGCGGCCGCGGGGAGCCGGTCCCGCATCTCGAGCAGCGTGTCGATGTCGGCCACGAACGCGCCATCGATCTCGAGCCCGCGAACCTCGACCACGTGCGCGCGGAGCACGGCGGTCTGTAGCTCGGCCTGCATCTGCTCGGCGGGCACGGACGCGGCGAGCTGGACGGAAATCGCGTCGACGTCGCGGACGCTCGCCGGGCGGATGACCGCGGTGAGCGTGCCGTCCTCGTTGCCCGGGATCTTGGGGGTGTGGGTGATCGTGCCGGCGATGGTCGTGAAGCGCACGCCTCACGCGTAGCACGGAGGCGCGCGTCAGGTGAAGGTCACGCTGATTTCGTCGGCCGCGGTCTCGGCGGACGCGAGCGCGACAAACGGGATCTCGGCGATCATCTCGTCCGACTCGGGTGCGTTGGCGGACACGTTGCCGACCTCGAGGCGCGGGAGCGAGATCGTGACGATGCTCCCCGCGGTGGTGCCGATGACGACGGTCGCCGCGATCGGGTTGTAGCTCGGGACGAAGTTCGCGTTGAGGTTGCGCACGAACTCGATTGCGTTGCTCGCGGTGACGCGGCATCGCAGCGTGCCGGTGACGCGGCGACGGCCCAGCGTGACGTCGGCGCTAAACCGCGTCAGGGCCTCGTCGGTGTGCGCCTTCGACGCGTTGTCAAGCTCGAGATCGAGCCCGACAACGCGCATGGTGTCGCGCGAGAACGTGATCGGGCCCCACGACACCGAGCCCGCGATGCCCGCGACGGGCTGCCCCGCCAGTGTCTCGGCCGGCAAGAACGGCAGCAGCAGCGAGCCCGCCGACATGCCGTGCGACGACTCCGCGGTGACGTTGGTGAAGCCCGCGCCTCCGCTGTTCGCCGCGCCGATCGCGTCGACGCGGAACCCGGCCCCGCTGTTGTCCGCGCCCACTTGGTAGTAGAGCGCGCCCACGCTCGGGGCGACCTGGCCTTCGTTGTTCGTGGCCACCCACGTGCTGCCGGTCGTGCCGGTCTGGAGCGTGAGCGGCGCGCCGAGGATGCGGCGACGAGCGAAGCCCTCCCACGTCAGCTCGGGCGGGTTCGGGCCGTCGACCTTCAACGCCATCTTGTTCACGACGCAACCGACGGCCGAGTCGAACAGCACGCCGAGGTGACCGCGAGTCAGCGTGAACATGCGCTGCGCCTGGCTGTTGCTCGGCGTGTACGCGACCGAGGTCCCCGCGACGATCGTCTCTTGGCCGAGCGCGCTGGTCCAGAAGTCGAAGTCGTCGGGCGCGGTGCCCGCAGTGCCCGACGGGCGCAGGTAGCTCGTCGCCTTCCACCCAAGGCTGTAGCCCGTGGTGATGCGCGAGACGAGCGAGCGCGTCGGCCGGTTGTCCATCCGGTCCTCGCGCCCGTTCTCGGGCGTGAACTCGACCGAGCGAACACGGAGCGCGTGCGCGGCGATCGGACGGACGGCGGTGTCGTAGGCGGTCTGGACGCTGGCGAACGCGCGCAGGTCGCGCCCCATCGCGTGTTGTACGAGTAGACCCATCTCAAACCTCCACGATCACCCGCGCGCCATCGCGCACGAGCTCGGCCATCCGCACGTTGGCGGCGATGGTGATGGTGTTGTTGGCGACCGCGACGACGGTCCCGGTGGCGTCGTCGGCGCCGACGATGACGACCGACGCGCCGACGGCGGGCGCGGTCTCGCCCTGCGCGAGCGTCGCGGTGATGACCGAGGTTGACGCCTCGGTGCGCATGGTGGAGACGTTCACGATGTGACCCCCTGTGGCTCGTGGTAGCGGACGGAGAACTTGGCGACGGCGAACACGACCATCCGATCACCAGCGCTCGATGACTCGCGGAGCGCTGCGGGTGACATGCCGCTCTCGTCGTAGACGCTCACGACCTCGGTCATGATCGCGTAGCCGCCCAGCCGATGCGTCGCGGGCCCGGCGAGCGCGGCCTTGGCGGCGTCGAGCGCGCGCGAGGCCTGCTCCAGCATCCACTCGATCGATGTCCCGTCGTCGTGCTCGGCGTTCGTCCACGCGCTCATGGCGCGCGTGCGGGCGAGGACCACGGTCAGCGGCATCCGCCACTCGACCTGGCCGTGCGAGTACGTCGCCGCCGACGCCTCGGCGCGGTAGCCGACCCACCACGAGTCGCCGAGCCCGTGCGGCGTCTCGGTGGGCTGAATCAACCACGGCCGCACCTGCGCCACGACGATCTCGTACGGGGCCGCGGTGATGGCCTCGAGCTGCGTCCGCACGGCGGCGAGGACCTGGTGTCGCTGCGAGGCCACGCGTCAGCCCTCCCAAGCGGTGCGCACGTCGCGCGCCACGCGGTCCGCGAGCGCGCCGGTCGGGTCGATGACGGCGATGGCCGCGTCGATGTACCGCTCGCCCTCGATTCGCACCGACGGCGCCAGGATGTAGCGCGTGATCTCGCGGGCGCGCGCGCCGGTGCCGCGCACCTCGACGAGCCGACCGCGGCCGCCGCGCGCCGGGCGGTACTCGAGCGGTCGGCCGAACAGCCGCGGGCCCTGGCCAGGCCGCGGGCCGCCCGGGCCCTCGACTGGGATCGCGAGGCTGCGCGCGCGCACGGGGTAGATGGTGCCACCCTGGTCCTGAATCCGCGCGTAGGGCAGGTTCGACGCGACCACGGCGCGCACGTCGTCGCGGTCGACCTCGATGGTCGTGCGCCACGAGCGCGCGAGCCCGCCGCGCGGCCGCTTCGTCAGCCGCTGCACGACCTGGCGCGAGATCTCGCCCTCCAGGTCCTGCGCGGTCCGCGTCATCTCGGTCAGCGTCGACTCGCGGAGGCCGGTCAGCGCCAGTCGCTCAACGGTCGCCGACAGGCGCGCGTCATCGATCTCGACGGTGATCATCGCACGCGCTCGTCAGCCCAGCCCGCGGACACGGGCTCGTAGTCGGGATCATCGATGGCGGCGATCTCCGCGCTGCGCGACGTGCCGCCCGCGGTCATGGTGGCGCGGACCGCGCCGTAGCCGCTCTCGGCGTCGAGCGAGCGGATGAGGTCGTCCATCGCCTCGAGCCGCGCGCGCGTGACGTTGACGCCCTCGATGTTGCGATCGGGGAGCCGCACGAGCCGGGCTCGCATCAGCCGCGCCACGCGCGACGATGCGAGCCCGACCGTGCCGAGCTCGGTCAGGGCTTCGTCGATGACCTCGTCCTCGACAAGCGGCTCCGTCGACGACACGTCGCCCACGCGCTCGCGCACGCGGGTCCGGTCGGTTCGGGCCGTGACGTCGTAGGTCCAGGTCATCGCGTCAGCCTCTCAGGTCACGCCAGGCACGAGGCAAAGTGGACGCCGGCGACGTTCGACGTGACGCGCGCGTCGATGCCCACCATGACCTCGATGATGTCGCTGCGCTTCGCGGGCTCGGTCCAGCGCCGGACCTGGTTGATCCCGGTGATGGCCTCGCCGCGCAGTTCGAACAGCTTGACCGCGGCGGGCGTGTTCATCTGCGCGCCGGTGGGCGCGTAGAAGAGGCACATCTGGCCCGACGACAGATCGCTGACCGTGACGGTCGCGTTGCCTTCGACCGAGGTCACGCGCGACACGTCGATCACCACGTAGCGATCGACACCAAAGATCCCGGCCATCTGCTCGCGCCGCGCGGCGCCGGTGATGACGCCGTTGGCCGAGATGACCGAGTTGATCTTGTTCTGGATCTGCGGGTGCACGCGGAGCGTGCGGTCGACGTCCGCGGACACGACGAGCACGTTGGCCGGCGTGCCGCCCGTCTGCTGCCGCACGATGTCGCGGCCGCGCTCGATCTGCCCGATCGGGTCGCTGCCGGTCTGCGCGAACGACAAGAACTGGAGGCCCGTCGGACCCGACGCGATGCCGACGAGCCGGTTCGACGTCGCCCACGACGTGTTGAGCATGACCGACGACGCGAAGATGCGATCTTCCGCGTAGATGGCCTTACCCATCAGGCCCTGCACGAGCCCGGTTTCGTAGCCCGCGGGGTCGTCGCTGTTGTCGCGCTCCTGCCACACGATCTGCGCGGCGAGCGCTTCCGGACGGATCTGGTACTGCGCGCGGCTCGCGGCCGGGCGCCAGATCGGAGCCTCGTCGCCGTAGCCGACCTGCCGCATGTCGTCGCGAAGGAAGTCGGCCTGCGACCACACGGGGTAGAGGTCGCTGAGGCGCGTCACGCCGATCGGCGCGGTGAGCGCCTGGCGCGCGGCGCCGGGGTTGGTGCGGATGTACGCGATCGCCTGGTCGGTGAGCAGGCGATCGACGTGAAGGTTGGCGCTCATGCTGGTGGCCCTCTTTCAGCTCAGGTCGCTCAGACGGCGCCGTCGCGATCGATGATGACGGAGATGATGTCGCCCTGCGCGCCCGCGGCCTCGTAGGCCTTGCCGATGCGCCGGTGACCGGTGGTCGCGGCCGTTGCCGCGCGGCCCGTGGTCGCGCCCGCGACAAGGTCCGCGCCGACGGAGATCGCCGCGTTGGCCTCGAGCTTTGCGCCGCCGCCGATGATGACGGTGACCGGCGAACCGGACGCGCCGTTGCCGGGACCCAGGTCGTCGAGCACGCCGATACAGTCGGCTCCCGCGGCGCCGGGGAGCACCACCTGGTTGCTGGTGTTGAGCACGACGAGCCGGTAGAGGCTGCCGCTGAGGTCCGCTCCGCTGGTGAGCGTGACGCGGTTCGGGGGGACGAGATAGGTCGCCATGTTCTAGGTCCTCCTGAGATCAGGCGCGGGGCGCCTTGTAGCGCGCGGCGTACAGGTCGGGGTGTTCGGCGCGAACGGCCGCGAGCAGCTCGTCCGGCGTGGCCTTCGGGGCCTTCGACTTCGCGGCCATGTACGCGTCGTCGAACGTCGCGATCGAGCCCGAGCCCGGCGCCGTGAGGCCCTGGCGCGCCTGAAGCGCCTTCGCGGCCTCGGACGACGCCTTGGCGATCGCCTCGACGACGGCGCGCTGCGCCTCCGGGAGCGCGACGAGCACGCTCACGAGGTCGTCGTGCGTCGCGCCCGGCACCTCGCCGATCTTCGCCTTCACCGCGTCGGCAATGTCGCGGCGCTTGATCTGCGCCTCGAGCGCGACCACGCGCGCCTTCATCGCCTCGGCCTCGGCGCGCGCCTTGGCCTGCTCCGGCGTCTCGGTCTTGTCCTCGGCCTCGGTCGGCGGCATCAGCGCCGCCATGAGCGCCGCCTTGTCCTCGGGCGAGAGAGCGGCGATCGCCGCCTGGATCTCCTCGATCTTCATGCTGTAGGTCTCCTTGTTCTTGCGTGTCTCGCGGATCTCGACGCCTCGACCCGCGCCCTCGGCGACGAGCGAGACGTCTGCGATCTCCAGGTCGACGAGCACGGCGAGACCCGGCACGTCGGTTGGGTTGAGCGCCTTGGCGGCGGTGACGTCGAGCGGCACGCGGCGGCGGCGGAAGCGCATCGACAGCTCGCGCAACTCGCCCGACTCCACGCGCGCGATGGTCGCGGCGTCGGTGACCTCGCCGCCGATCCACCAGCCCGTCGGGCCCTCGGGCGGCACGCCGAGAGCGAGGCGCT